CGACGAACGGTGTCCTCGGATGATGCCGATCGCTCCGGCAGTGCTCGCCGCGCTGCCCCAGGCGATCGGCCGCCCGTACTTCGCCGAGTGGTCCAACGACGGCGGCACCACCTGGACGCGGTGCGGGCTCGTCGCCGGATCGGCGTCGATCACGGCGGACCGTACCGCGGAGACCCGGTACACCGGCCAGGCCGAGGCGGTCGGCGTGGCCGAGGGACGCGACGGCATCAACAGCGTCGCCACGAACGTCCGGCTCTGGCAGGGCGTCAAGCTCCCCCGCCAGGATCCGGTGTGGTTCGCGGCCGGCCGCTACACCGTCACCCGCACCAAGGCCACGAAGACAGGCAGTATCAGCCTCGAGCTCGACGGGCTCGAGGACGACCTGCGGGCCGCGGCTTTCCCCGTGGCGCGCGCGGTCGGGCCCGGGCTCGCGCGTACGCTCGTGCCCTCGCTGGTCGCCGAGGCACTGCCCGGCGTCCCTGTGGCCTGGCGCCCCGGGGTGGACCCGGACACGCAGATCCCGCAGATCGCCGCGTCCGAGGACCGGTGGGCGGTGCTGTCCGCCGGCAGTGACTCCACTGGCGCGGCCACCGGGATCGCGGCCGCACTTGCGGGAGAGATCTGGGTGGCCGCCCGCGGCATCGTCACTGTGGGCCCGGTGCCAACCCTGGCCGACCCGGTCGTGTGGTCCATCGCCCGCGGCGTGGGCGGCGCCCTCGTACAGCCCGACAAGGAGCAGAGCCGCGAAGGCCTCGCGAACGTATGGGTGGTGACGGGCGACGGCGGCGACGGAAGCCCGGCGATCGGGCCCGTGTTCGCCTGGGACGACGACCCGAACAGCATCACCTATGCGGGCCCGGACCCGATCGGTGACCCGGGGGCACCGCAGCGGCTCGGACTCACTGGGGTCCGGCTGCGGGTCCAGCGCCACTCCTCGCCGCTCATCACCGACGACGGCCAGGCGCGGCGCATCGCCCGCGCCAAGCTCGCCGACAGCCTGGGCGTGCAGTCGAGTCTGTCGCTCGCCACCGTGTGCAACCCGGCCCTTGAGCCGGGGGACGTCGTGGCCGTCGAGGTCGACGTCGATGCCTGGGAGCGGCACATCATCGACTCCCTGAGCTACACGCTCGGCGCGGCCTCCATGTCCTGCAAGACCCGCACCACGTCGAGGAGGCTGTGATGGCCGATGCCGCCGAGCTCCTCGGCGCCGAGCTCCTGGCCGCGACCGGCAAGAGCGGTGACGTCGTCTCCCTGATGGTCGCCGACGTCACCGAGTCCGGCCGCGTCAACCTCGATCTGGGCACGGGCGACCTGCTGCTGGACGTGGCGTGCCCGGACTCCTACCGCGACCGGGCGGCCGGCGACTGGGTGGCCGTACGCATGTCGTCCCTGCCGGTGGTGCTGTGGCGCCTGGGCGACGATCCCGCCGAGCTCGAGACTGCCCGCGTGGAGGCGGCAGCGACCCAGGCGTTCCAGGACCTGCAGGTGGTGCGCGCCGCCACCTACGGCACGGGCACGCCCGCGGGCAGCGGGTGGCAGTCGGCGTCTGCGGTCTACATGCGCAAGGTCGACGGGAAGATCGAGGTCTACTTTCAGGTGGCCTCGGTCGCGGATCCCTCGCCCGACACGCCTGCCGTGCCGACGCCGAAGCCGACCACCGTGTCGCCGACGGACTCCGGTTCGTGGCGTGGCGGCCGCCCGGACGAGTACGCGTCCACGCCCGTGCAGGGCGACTGGACCGGCCGCGGCAACCGCAGGGGCGGATGGTTCTACGGGTCGGCGATCCAGAACGCGTGCGCGGGCAAGACCGTCGCGGCGATGAAGGTGGCCTTCGCGCGGAAGGCAGGCGCCGGCGTCAACGCCAAGAGACCGCTCCACCTGTACCTGCACAGCCACAGCAGCGCTCCCTCCGGCCAGCTCAACCTGGGCGACGGACCCGAGGATCTGCTCCGGCTGTCGGCCGGAGCGAAGGGCACCGCGACGCTCCCCGCGTCCTGGCGGACGGCGCTCGCCTCCGGCTCGGCCAAGGGGCTGGCCATCTACGCCTCCGGCAGCAGCGACTACATGGCCGTCACCGGCGGCCAGGTGACCATCACATTCTCGTAAGGAGGCCACGTGGCGACCTTCGGATACGCCCAGCTGCCCGTGCCTGGCGGCAGCGACGCGCCCACCGCACCGGGCGACCTCGCCGACCTCGCCGAGGCTATCGACCCCCACCTCTGGCAGCACGTCGACGACGTCGCCGACCGCGACACCCTGCTCTCCGCCGCTCCGGCCCAGACCGTCGCCGTGGCCTTGGACGGCACCACGTGGATCAAGGTCTCCTCGGTCGCGAACACATGGGTCACCATCTGGGAGCCGGTGGCGGACTGGGAGCCGATCACCCTGGCCTCCGGCTACGAGGCCGGACAGACCCTGCCCGAGGCCCGCATCGACCGCGGCCGCGCCTATCTCCGCGGCCGGATCCAGCGGACCGACAGCGGCCTCATCACCACGTCCGGCGTGAAGTTGGGGACGGTCCCGACCGACTACATCCCCGCCCAGATCTGCTCGTTTGCGGGCGGGGCCAGCCTCACCGGCGACGCCATGACCGGCGTCGGTCGCGTCGAGGTCTTCTCCCCTGACCAGGACGCCAACGCGCTCGGCGCCCGCGGCTCTCTCATCTGGTACTCGCAGGACGGCACCCAAGACTCCGGCACGGGAGGCGTCGCCTGGGTCGACATCTCCGGCTCCTACTGGCTCGACTGAAGGGAGCGGACACCCCATGACGCTGTACACCTTCGGCGGGACTCCGGCCGACGTCCTCACCGACGACGCTGGCAACGTCGTCCCCAACTACCCGCTCCTCGTCAAAGTCGCCGGCACCGGTGCCACGGTCACGGCCCTGTTCGAGGCGGACGGCACCACCCCCATCGCCACCCTGCGAACCAACGCGGCGGACTCGAGCGCCCCAGGCGCGGTGCGGACGTTCAAGGCCGCGGACGTCACAGAGATCGACTTCGAGTACCTGGACGCGAGCAGCAACCCGGTGCGCTGGTACCAGCCCGCGCGCGAGGTCGCCTCGAGCGCGCTGCAGACCGCGCAGTCCGCCCTCGATGCTGTCGACGGCAAGTTGGACCGGGCCACGGGGGATGCGCAGGAGGTGGCGGGTCCGGTCACCTTCCACGAGAGCGTCACCTTCGAGGAGGACATCACGGCTCCGAACCTGCCCGACCTCCCGTCGGCCGGATGGTTCATGGTCACCGGCGCGGTCGGCAACGGCAGCACCGACGACCGCGCGGTCATCCAAGCGAAGTTGGACGCAGCGCATGCGGCGGGTGGGGGAACGGTTTTCCTCGGCGCCGGCAAGACGTACGGCGTCAGCACCTTCCTGGTGATCTACGACAACACCACGCTGTGGGCGTACGGAGCGACGCTCAAGGCGATCGGGACCTCGGCCGGCCTGCTCCGCAACTTCACGAGCGGCGAGACGTTCACCGCCTACACCGGGCACTCTCACATCGCGGTCCTCGGCGGCACTTGGGACGGCAACGCGGCGCACTCCGGCGTGGGCACTGTCACGGCCGAGACCGACATCGCGAATTTCGTCCACTGCCAGGACATCCTCGTGAAGGATGCGACGTTCCTGAACTGCTCGACCGCACATGGCCTTGAGTTCAACTCGACTGACAACGGGCGCGCGATCAACTGTTCCTTCTACGGCTTCAAGGACAACAGCGTCGGCAGCGTCCGCCAGTTCTCCGAGGCCGTACAGATCGACATGGCAAAGAGCGGCAGCTCGTCGATCGGCTCGTTCGACAACACCCCGTCCCGGAACATCCGAGTAGAGGGCTGCAAGTTCGGCGCCTCCGACAGGCTCAGCTACTACGGCCGGGCGGTCGGCTCCCACACCCTCGCCGCGGGCGTCACCTACGACAACATCCAGGTCCTGGACTGCCGCATCGACGGCACCCTGCAAGAGGGCATGCAGGCCTACGGCTGGAAGCGCTCAGTCATCTCCCGCAACATCATCACCAGCACCGGCCTGTCCGGGATCCTGGCGACCCTGACCGACCCGGCCACCACGTCGGTCGCACCGTACGACCTGGTCATCTCCGACAACATCATCGACAGCTCCGGCGGTGACTCCGGCATCCGCGTCCTCGCGTACGCCGCGTACAAGTACCCCGGCGTCGTCGTCGCCGACAACGTGATCCGGAACGTGACCGGCAACGCCGTCCAGCTCGAGCACTGCGACGCGCCGAAGATCACCGGCAACCACGCGCACACCACCACCAGTACGGGCCTGTACGCCCACTACAGCGATGACGTGGTCTTCGACGGCAACACCGTGCGCGCTTCGGCATCCAACGCGATCAACGCCAGCGGCTGCGCGTCACCCGTCATCACAGGCAACATCGTCGACGCCACGTCGAGCAACTTTGGGATCTTCGTCGGGCAGGGAGCAGACGCGACGACGAACAGCGTGGACGGCGTGATCACCGGAAACAAGATCCGCAAGGCCTCAAGCTCCGGGATTCGACTGTCGACCAACGCGACGGGGTTCCTCGTCACCGGCAACCAGGTCCGAAAGGACGGCGGCGCATCCACGTCCGCGCTCAGCATGGCCGCCTCGGCAACCGGCGCGGTCATCCTCGACAACGACTTCTCCGGCAACGCCTGGAGCGCGGCCACGGCCATGTCCGTCTCCACGGCCGCGCCGGTGACCGGCCCAGGCGGCATGACCGCGCTGCCCGGCTCCAACATGGTCGACACGGACCTCGTCCCGCAGTCCGCCCTCGAGGCGGCGATCCGCCCGTCGGGACGGTACGAGACGACCAGCCGCCTGCGGCTCGGAACGTCCTCCACGCCGACCTCGGGGATGCTGTACCTGGTCCCGATCTGGCTGCCCAAGGGCCTGGTCATCAGCAACATCACGTTCATCAGCGGCAGCACCGCGGCGGTGACCCCGACCAACTGGTGGTTCACGCTGCACAACAGCTCGAAGGTGGCGCTCGCGAGGACCGCTGACCAGACGACCACGGCGTGGGCGGCGAACACGGTCATGACCAAGGCCATCGCCCAGACCACCGCTGGCACCGCGTCCAGCTACACCACCACATACGCGGGCCTGCACTACCTCGGCGTCATGATCAAGGCCACCACCACCCCGACCCTGATCTCCGAGGGATCCATGCCCGACGTCGTGGCGCAGGTCTCCCCGGGGTTCGGCGGCACCGACTCCGGCCTGTCCACCCCGCCTACCGACACGGCCGGGGCTTTCACGGCTGGCGCCTTCGGTACGGGCTCCGGGATCCTCGCCTACGGCTACATCACCTGACGGTCCGCCGCCCCGTCCGCCCCACGCCCCGAGCCAGATGGCCGGGGCCCTTTCTATGCCCGGGAGAACGCATGTCTCAGCAACCCGCACCGTCCGTCGGGCGGATCGTCCGCGTCCCGATGGACCCCACCACGAACAACGGTGCCGACGAAGCACCCGCGGTTATCACGCGTGTCTGGAACGACACGACAGTGAACGTTCGGATCCTCGCCGACGCGGCCCCGAAGGCAGAGGACTGGCGTACCTCGCTCGTGCTCGTCGAAAGCTTCGACGAGGGCGCTGGCCTGTGCCGCTGGACCTGGCCGGGACGCGTCTGATGACACCACTGGAGGCGTGCGCCTCCTGAGCAGTCTCCCCCTGCTCTCCCCCGTCCTTCCGCCTCGCGCCGCACCGGCCGGGGCGTTCGTCATGTCTGGAGACACCATGGCCGCACCACCCAGCGCCGCGACATTCGCCGCGCTGCTCCGCGCCGAGGGCGTCAACGTCGTCGAGGTCGGCGACTGGGAACACCACAACCGCAACTCCAAGGGTCCGTGGGGTCCGGTGCACGGGGTGATGATCCACCACACCGTGACCACGGGGACCGCGAACACGGTCGCGATCGTGCGCGACGGGTATGCGGATCTGCCCGGCCCGCTGTGCCACGGCATGATCGCCAAGAACGGCACCGCGCACCTGATCGGCTGGGGTCGCGCGAACCATGCCGGGCTGGGCGACCCCGACGTGCTCGCCGCGGTCATCGCGGAGAAGGCCCCGCCGCTCGACGACGAGGCGACTGTCGACGGCAACCGGTCGTTCTACGGGTTCGAGTGCGAGAACCTCGGCGACGGCAAGGACCCGTGGCCCGAGGAGCAGCTGCTCGCGATAGAGCGGGTGGCCGCGGCGATCTGCCGACACCACGGCTGGTCGGCGCGCTCGGTCCTCCGGCACCTGGACTGGCAGCCGGGCAAGATCGACCCGCGCGGCCCGGGGATGGACTGGCCATCGATGCTCGCGCGGATCGCGAAGCGGCTCGGCGCCAAGCCGCCGACCGCCACCCTGCCCACGCCGACGAAGCCGACCGTCGACCTCTCCCAGGTCGCGGCCGCGGCCAGGTCGAACCCGACGGCGAAGGGCACGCCCGTCACGTACGCCGGCGTCCGCACCGTCGAGGCCGCTCTCGTCAACGAGGGCCTGCTCGCCAAGACGTACAGCGACGGCCACTACGGCACGACCACGCTCAAGGCCTACGCCGCGTGGCAGCGACGCCTCGGCTACACCGGCAGCGCGGCCGACGGCATCCCGGGAGCGGCATCGCTGAAGAAGCTGGGCGACAAGCACGGCTTCGCTGTCGTCGCCTGATGAGCCACGACCGCGGCCGCCCGCCGTCCGACTGGCCGGGCCTCGAGACGGCCGGCATGACCCGGCTCACCGACGAGATCCATTACGGGTGGCTGTCTGAGGCCAACCCGATCTTCTGGCACTGGTGCGCCGCCCTCGCGAATGTCCCCGAGGAACACATGGTTACCGGCCGCTGGGTTGCCGCGGGCACGGGC